TGATGATCGACGCCGCCAGCGTGCGGCGCTGATCGTCACGAAGCGCCTCGGATAGCGCCTGCAAGCGCCGCAAGTTCCCGCCGCTGCGCGCGTCGAGAATAATCCGGCGGGTCGCCGTCTCACCGCCTTCCGCCCCATAATAATGGCTGAGCTGGTCTTCGATCATCGCCGACTCGCGGCGGTACCAGTCGTCAATGCGGCGCAAGTCCTGGGCCGCTTGGCCGCCGATGTTGTCGGCCGATTGGTAAATGTCAGCGGTCAGTGCGTTGTAAATCTGATCAAGCTCTCCCCGCGAAATGCCCTGGCGCAATTGGTCGTCGCCCTTCATCTCGCGGATGGTTGACCGCCAGCGCCGCATGTCGGCAAAGCTCAGGCTGCCGTCATCGAGGTCGGCGGTCATCTCATCGACCAGAGTGCGAAGCGTTTGGTTGGGCAAGCGCTCCCGAGAACGATTGCCCGATATGCCGCCGACGATGCGATCCATGACGCGCTGAGTATTTGCCAGCGTCAAAATTTCGCCCTGAACGCCGCCGATTTGCTGCTGCCGAGCGTCGTTCGCCAGCGTTTCAAATGTGTCATCGTAAAGCGCTTCTGCCTTCTGCGGCAGGCTCCAATCGCGCGTTGGAATGCTCCACGGATCGCGCTGCCCGCCGACAGGCGTTTCGTTGCGGCCACGCGAGTAACGCCGAATAGCGCCCTGCACGCTTTCGCCGGCCACCACGTTCGCTTGCGGCTCCCCGTAGCGACCAGCCAAGCGCTGCGCGCCACGCGCCACGTCTTGAACCGCGCCCGACAGATTGCGCCGCACGTTGCCGCCGACGATGTTCTCGGCAATACCCATCGTGAGCGGCGCTGCAATCGAATCCGTCGCGCCCTTCCCGGCGCTAGACCCTCGCACCGCAGCCAAGAACGGGCGCACGCCGGCCTGATCGAACTCCTGAGTGCGGCGGCGAATATTATCAATCGCCGCTTCGCGCCTTGCTGCGCCTTGGCCGAGGCGGTTGGCGCCAGCCTGAAACCCGCCAGAGATTGCGCCGACCGTCCCGATTTCCGCCAGCGCCGCCGGTAAACGCTGCTGAAGCGGCTGATCGCTGTTGCGGTTCAGGGCGAACGGCGCCGCCGCGCCAGCCCCTACGGTCCCCGCCCGCAGCATGGACGTAGAGCCGCCCAAAGCCAGCGGCGCGGCCACGGTCAGCCCCAGCGTCGCCGTCGCTTCGTTCGCGCGCCGGGCCGCTTGCCGCTCAGCGGCCGGGTCACCTTGGATGCGCGCCAGGTCGATGTCTTGCTGTGCGCGTTCTTCCCGCTGCGCGGACGGGACGCCAGTGGCTTCCCAAAGCGCGCCAGGAAGCGCGCCGAGGAAGGCGCCTGCCGATTGCAACGGACGCGCAGCGACGCCGCGCACGGCGCTTTCTACCGTCCCCGCCGTGTCCCGCGCCAATTGCGGGAGGTTCAGGCTGGGGATTTGCTGCGCATCCCGCACGAGCCGCCCCGTGGCTTGCCGCGCCTCTTCCCGCCGCGATGGCGTGGTGACGAGGTTTGTCAGCGCTTGGGCTGGTATACCCAACCCTAGCACGTTGCCGCCAGAGCGCCGCACTTGCCGCTCCAGCGCCATGCGTGCGGCCTCGGTCGCTTGCGCGCGGTTCGGGCCTGCCGGGGCTTGCGGCTGCGTTGCCTGTTGTCGGGCTTGGGCGTTCTGCTGTTGCACGGCCGGCGATGGGTACTCTCGCGCCAGAACGCGCTCGATCTCCTCGTCGGACATGCTGTCGGGGAAGTTTGCATAGCCGTCAGGCGTGCGGACGCGCTTGACCATCTATTCAAGCCTTCCCGTCTCGGGATTGAATGTGCGTTCGCGCTGTCCGCCGCCCTCAGGCGCGGGCGCCTGAGAAGCAACTTCTTGCCGGGCCGCAGAGACGGCATCTCTTGTCCGACTCAGTTGCACCCGCAGACGACGCACCGCCTGTCGCAATGCCGCAGGCGAGCGGGCGATGCGGAGGTCTTCATAGGTCGAACCCAAAAGCTCCAACTCTCGCACCGCAATGGAACCAAGCGCGCCGCCGGTCGTGGAATTGCGCCGCATCTCCGCAAGGGTTTCAAAGCTCAGGATGGCGCGCACCGGCTCAAGCGCTGCGTCTAGGTCCGTCGCCTGCTGATTGAAGTCCCTCGTAGCGGAGCCAAACACGCCCGCGGACCCCGGCCCGATAAGCGGCTCTGCTTGATCCAGCGCGGCCAGCGCGCGGTTCAAGTTCTGTTCGGATGCGCCCAATTGGTCAGCGCGTGCGCGGCCTTCTGCTGTCGCCCGCACATCGGCCGGGCCACCCGGGACAGCCTCTAAGCTTCCGTCAGCCGTCCATCGATAACCAGACGGGGGCGCTCGCTCACCGGCGCCCGCGCCCGCTGGGGTAATGCTTCCCTGCCCATAGCGAATGGCGCCGCCTTGAATCGTGTATGGCCGCCCCGTGCGGGAGTCGATTTCCCATTCCGGCTCATCCGGCACAACGGCCCGACTGATTGCTTCTGGCGTCAGGAACGGCGCCAGCGGACGTAGATGCTCGGGCAGTGCGGCGAGGGCGGCTTGCCGCTCGGTGTTCTCTTGCTTCCCCGCCCGCCTCTGCGCCTCCGCTTCCGCCTCCGCGCGCATCCGCTCTGCGGCGTTCTCGCGCTGCTCAAGTAGCGATTGCATGTGCGAGGGGTCGTCCCGCATGGCGGCGGCGACGCGCTCCCAGTCCACACGCCGCAGCGCATTGCCGAGGCGGCCGAACATGCCGGGGCGGCGGTTCATGTCCTTGCCAGCGAACGCGACAGGCGCGGGCGCTTCAGGCGCAACAGACCATTCAGGCCCCATCACCGGAACGACCGGCGCGACAGCAGGCGCCTCGTTCATCTTGGACCGGCGGGCGAACGCTCCCCTCATGGACGCGCCTCCAGTTGCGAGTAGTCGACCATCAGATAACCGGACGGGTGAACATGAACCGCGTGCGCCGGGGCCTCGTCGGCCATCACGCCGTAGTGCTGTTCATCGTCCCACAGGTAACGGTACGTGTACCATCTGAGCCCGTTCTCATCGGTGTGGCGGTGATCGATGTCGCGCTTCAGGCGGCGGTCGGAGGGGAACATCTTCGACGCCCCCATGGCGATCTGCATGATCTGCCCAATGGCGTCCAAACCGCTGCCGCTGTTCTTGGTCGTGCTCGTCGCCGTGCCGGTGCTGTTGACCTGCTGACCGATCAACTGGCTCGGATCGATGCCGAGGATTTGGCCGATCGCCTGCAACCATTGCGCCCGCTGCATCGCAGGGTCGTTCTGCATGGAGATGGCCCGCTGCTGGTCGCCAAGCCCCGATTGCGTTTCGATGTTGCCGCGCGCGTTGGCGTCTGCGCCGAAGCCGCCCGCCAGCAAGCTCTGCGCTCCGCCCAAGCGGAAATTGGCGTCGCCCAGTGCGCGGCTGTAAGCATTGTCGAAGCCCTGCGACCTCAGCCGCGTCGCCGTATCCGCCGCCTGCTGGCCGAAGCTCTCGTTCGTCAAAGCCCGCTCAACGCCCAGCCGCGAATTGCTGAACGCGCCTTGCCGCGTGGCCTGCGATTGCACGTTGTTCAGCGTGCGGTCCTGAAAGCGTCCGAGGTCGCCCATGGCCGCGTCGATCACGCCCGATTCATACGGGTTCATGTATTCGTTGACGGCCATGCCGGGGCGGAAGCTGAGCAGATCACGCAAGCTGCCCAGCCCCGCCTCGATGTTGGCGTTGGGCTGGTTCAGTTGCGCCGCGCCATTGAACGCCGCTTGCTGAAGCGTTGACGGGCCGTACGTCCCCGGCTGCTGACCGGGGTTCAGGAGGTTGCCGACCTGGCCGTAAAAGTTCTGCGCCGGCCCTTGAATGTACCCCGGCACAATGGGCTGCGTAGTGGCCGACGCCGTGCTGTTCTGCGTCTGCTTCTGCTTACTGGAACTGAGGCCCATCGAGGTGCTTCCTGAGGATTACCGCTGCGGTTTGGTAGCCAGAGGAGCGCAGCACCCGCGCCCAACCCTCTCGGCCAGCCTGAATATGAATTTCCTTGCAACCATGCTCGCGGCCCCAGCCTTCAATGGCGGGGCGGAACACACGCAAAATCTCGTCTAAGTCGCCAGCGGCGGGACCGCACTCGATCACCGTTCCGCTCACACGCCAGAACACCGCTGCATTCTGGCCCACCCAAATTTCGGCCTCGCCGCGCTGCACTTCCGCAATCAGGTCATCGATGCGGACGAACGGATGGCCGTCGATCGCTTGCGCCAGCCCGTCAATCACTTCCGCCTCGGTCACAGCGCCGTCACCACCAAGACACCGGACGTGTTGACCGTGATCGAGTACCGAACGCCGTTCGTGTCGCGCAGGATGAACCGTTCGCCTTGGGCGAGCTCCACGTCACGCCCCGCCCTGAACTGAACCAGATCGGCCCGCTCGAGCGCATCCCGCGTGCGCTGTTCGTTGCCCTGGTCGTAGGCCGCAGGCGCTTTCGGCAGCGATACGCCGGGGCGCGGCGCTGTCGCCATTTAGAGCGGCCTCCACGCCAGCACGCCGCCGGGGGCGACTTCCCACGCCCGCTCCCCGCCTTCATACGCCGCCCACTTGTCGCCGCTGCGGACGCCTTCATCCTCGCCGCCACGCCGCTTCATGATCCGCACCCGCACCCCATCCGGGGCCGTGCCGAGGTCATACGACCAGCCGCCGCTCTCTTCGGGCGTCGCCTGATAGTCGTCGGTAGGTTCAAAGCTCAGCACCGGACGGATCAGGTTGCGCCAGGGATAAGACGCCTGCGGGACCACCGTGGCGTGTTGCACCGCAAGCACGCGATCAGCGGCCTGGTTCGGGACCACCACGTCCAGATCGCCCTGCTTGTCCATGATGCCTTGCAGCGTCACGATGAGCTGGCTGATTTTCATTGCATTCGACGGCATCAGCGCTTCGATCCTTCAATCACATCAACGCGGGGGCTGCCCCACCGCCAGCCGGTCGCAACCTCGCCCGTCACCACCAGCCGCGTCTGCCGCGCACTGAAACGGATGCTGGTCGGGTTGGCCGGCGTATATGGCCCGTAGGTCGTCTCGCTGTCGTTCGGCCAATCCCGGACCTTGAAGGACACCGTCACGTCCGCGGTCGTCTTTTCGTCCGCGATCAGCCGCCGCGCCCGCATGATACGGTCGCCCTCGCCGAGCTCATAAGGCCCGCTCTCGGCATAAGGGTCAGTCGTCAGCGCGCCAGTGTAGGAATAGCCCGTCTCGTGGTCCCAGAGGTAGCCCGACGAGTCGGCCATGATCGGGTTGTTGAAGATGCCGCGATCGACGCCCGCCAGCCGCGTCAAAGAGTGCAGCGCCCAATGGCCTTCGAGGTAGTTGAACACGACAATCTTATCGCACTCGCTCGACGCCGCCGATGGGAAGCCCCACCAAATCTCATTCTTACCAGCCTGCGGCATCGCCCAAATCTTGCTGGCCTGGGTCGTGTTCATGTCGTTGAACACCGCTTCGTAAACATCGCACGCCAGCGGCAGAGTTTGCGAGCCGTCCGAGTAGAAGAAGCCCGACTTGCCCATCCAGAAGGCGCGGGTGTCAGCCACCGCCGCCGCCCCGCGCGAGATGATGCCGCAATTCTCACCGACGCGCTGGATCGAATAGACGTAGGGCAAGCCGATATAGGTAGCCGCGTGCACGTCCAGATCGGTGAACAGCAGCGTCACCGCCCGCAGGCGCTTGCCGCACATCAACTGACCCTGTGTCGCCAGTTCGAAGCTGCCGGCCTGGTTCGTTGCGGAAGGCGTCCAAGTCGATAGGCTCTCCTGATCGCCCCACTGCACCAGCCTCTTGTTGCCGCCCGCACCCAAAGCAAAGCAGAACCTCTCCGGCGTGACCACCACGCCCCTGTTCGCTGTAGGCGCTGACCCACCAAGAGCCGCCGCAGCCACTGCAGTGTTCAATTGCCATTGGAAGATGCGCCCATCATCGCTGAGACACGCGACGAGGTATTGCCCGAACGTGTCGAGCGTCCACACCGCCGCCTCTTGGATCGCCGTCGCATCGACGCGCGCCGTGCCATATGTGCCTTCGCCGTAGTCCAGCGAACCATACCCGCCCGCCGCCGTCGCATCCGCCGCGCCCGTCACCAACGCAGCCGGGGTGATGTCTGACAGCGCCACCACGCTTTGCGTGCCAGCGTAGAGCTTGGAATTGGTCCCCCACGCCATCCAGCGGACGGAACTGTCATCGCGCCAGGCGATGCCCGCCCGCGCCTTGCCGGTCATCGCGGACGTGGTCCGCTGCGTCCAGCCGCCAATCGGACCCATCACGCCCTGGTTCCACCTGATGAGATGGCTGTCGTACCAGCGGCCTTGCACTTCATAGACCGTGCCGCGACGAACCACGCCGGGCGGAATCTCGAGCTTAACTAAGGCCACGTTCATACACCGTCGCCACAGCGCGCCAGCCTTCGCTCAGATCGCGCTCCCAGCCCTTGCGGCCCACCATGACCAGCTTGTCGCAGCGCGCCGCCTTGGCGACCGCCTCCATGTTCGGCAAGTAACGAAAGAACGCGGCCGCGTCGGCCATGGTCGGGCCGCCCAGGTGCAGCACCGTGTAAGCCCGCTTGCCGCTCGGATACGTCTCAACGTGCGTGACCGCCACCGCCTGCAATGTCGCCGGCAAGCGCATGGCGCCCCACAGTTCGAAGCGCCCGTCCAGCAGCCCGTCAACGATGTTATCGACCGTGTAGCGCCCGTCGCTATGATCCACCGCACGCTTGATCAGCGGCAGGACAGTCCGTGTCAGCAATTCATTGCCGCGCATGTCCTCGAGCCGGATTTGACCGAAGCGGCTGTCGTCGGCTTCGACCGTCATGCGACAGACCTCGGCTTCGCAACCGGCGTGGAGCCTGACGCCCGCTGGCGCTGGTCGGTCATGTTCACCGCCTTGATGCCCGCCGCAAACTTCTGCCGGAACATGCCTTCGCGGTCGTCGCTCAGGTAAGCGCAAGCCTCCATCAAGCAGCCGTCCATGTAGATGTGCGGCGCGTTGGAGATGATCCAGTCAGTGTCGCTGTCGCCGCTCAGGGCCGTGAACTTGCCATACCAGCGGACGGTGACTTCGGTGACCGCAGCCGGGGCGAGGTAGATCACCCCGCCCTCAACCGTGTAATAGCTCTGCGGCCCGGTGTTCGATTGCAGTTCGTCGCTCATCTTGCGGAACTGCCAGGGATCGACGTAGTCCAGCGACACCGCCCCCGCCGTGGTCGGCGTGATTTCGATGTTCTCCAACCAGTTTGAGCCCAGCGCGGACGTGATGGTGATGGTCCCGCCCGATGCCGGGGTCAGCGTGGTTGAGCTGACCATCGCCCTGATCCGCAGCGGGGCGATATCCGTCCCGTGGCCGAAATACATCTTCGCCTGCATCATCGGGAAGAAGTCGTTGGCGATCGGCGTGGAGAGATCCGTTCGCTCCATGTAATCCGCGACCGCCGCTTTTATTCCAGCATATGTGCTAACCGACATGCGCCCACGACTTCCCGTTTTTGATCCAGCTTATTTGCGTTTTTGAAACACCGTACTTCTTGGAAAGTACGCTCAATGACTGCGGCGACTTCTTTATTCGCCGCACCTGCGCCTCTGTGAGTTTCGCGTTGCCGTTCCCTTGCCCAGCAAGGCCCCGCCCATTTGCCCGCCCTCTGACCTGCATGTCCCTCATGTTGTCAGCGTGACTTCCGACATACAGGTGCAGAGGGTTTACGCACGCCCGGTTATCGCAGTGATGAAGGGCCTGACTCCCCTTAGGAAGCCCGTAGGTAATCTCACACATGTACCTGTGCGCATCGACCTGGCGGCGCGTTCCGTCTTTCATTGAGCCAACGCGAATGCAGCCGTACCCCGTACGCTTATTGAACGTGCCCAACCACGGCCAACAATCATTCGGCCCGCGCCGCTCGATTTTTGACCAAAACCTTTCCGTGTCGTTGCCCTTCGGCGGTCCGTATGTGCTCATGGGGTAAGATCATAAACGCCTTGTCTAGCCAGTCAAGCCAATCGGCCACCTATGCCCCCGAATACCCTGTGTGAACCGCAAACGTCTTTTCGTCCTCGAGGTTGCGATACCGCCTGATCTCCTCGGGCCTGTAGTCCCAATGCTTCGCAATCCAGCCGACATGCGGCAGCTCATGCATCTTCCATTCGCCGTGGAAATAGCAAATCCGCATCTCGTCGCTGAGCCCCTGCGTGCGGACGTGGCGCTTGTAGCTCACCACCTGACCAGGGAAGAGGTCGTCAATCAGCGCCAGCCGCCCCGCCTTCCAGCTATCGCGTATCCAGTCCATGTCGTTCTGGCCGGGATACTCGCGCCACAGCCAATCGTTACCGCCGGGAACCAGCGTTACCCCGTTGCAAACCGTGTCCGGGTAGAACGGGTCGATTGGAACCGCAGGCTTGTCGCCACCCAGGCAATAGGCCGCCATGCTGTCGAGGTTGCCGGCGATCACCGTGTCGAGCCCCACCATGATGGTCGGCTCGTTCAGTTCGTAGCACTGCGTCAACGAACCATAGGACGGATGGCTGTCAGCCAAGCGCCGCTGCTCGATCGCGGGCTCTGCGTAGTCCCGTTCCTTCTCTGACCAGCAGATGAAGCGGAACGGGACCGTCAGGTGCTTCTTGAAGCCCCGATACAGCGCGCACACGTCCGCCTCAGTGTAGTGGCGGGAAAACTGCTTCGACAGCCGGTTCGCGTCCCACAGGGCGCACGCCACGTTAATCAACCGAACACCCTAAGCCGCTCGCCAGCAAACCGCATCCGCACCTTGGCATCCTCATTGCCGATCGGCCCCGCCGCGCCCGAAGGCCCCAGCAGATGCCACGCCGGCACGTCCCGGCACACCGTAACCCCCGCCGCGATCATCGCCCCCTCGCCAATCACCACCCCCGGCAGAACCACACAGTTCGCCCCGATGCTCGCCCCGCGCTCCACGATGACCACAGGGCGCTCTGGATAGCCCCAGCCGTGCTTATGCGTCCGGGGCCATGAATCGTTGCAGATGGTCACGCCAGGCCCGACAAACACGTCCGCGCCAAGCTCAGCGCCAGGATGCACGCTCGCCCCGTGGCAGATGATTGACCGCGCGCCCACCTTGGCCCCGTCCACGATCGCACAGGATGCGACCGTGACCCCATCGCCCAGCACCGCGCCGCGGATGACGGAAGCGAACTGCCACACATGGCAGTCCTTGCCGAGCGTGGCGCCTTCGACGTGCGCCTTCTCGTGGATCACAGTCGCCACACCCCGAGGATGCGGCCATGCTTGCCGTCATCGCACTGGTCGATCGGCTCGCCCAGGTTGAAGGGCGCCGCGCTCATGTTGACGGGCCGAAACGGACCCTCAGGCAATTGTTGCAGCGGCCCGTTCTCTTCGACGCCGTGGTCGGTGGCGATCAGATAATTGGCCTGCGATGCGCGGAAATTCTCCAGCACTCGCATCCCGTCCGCGTCGTCCAAATGCTGAAAAAAGTCCCGCGACAGGATCGCTGTCCGGCCAGGCATCAGCGGGAAATGCATGTCCCGCAGATCGGCCTGGGTGACATGCGCGCCGTCCTCCCGCGCCTTCGGCAGATGCGCCTCGTCGACCTCGATGCCCCAGTACTCGCACGGCAATTCCACATGCCTGATCCAGTTGCGGTCCCCGCACGGCGCGTCGATGAGTAGATCCACCTTCAGCCGCCGCAGCGCATCGGGCAACCAACCCCGGATCGCCGCCGTCGCCGCCATGGTGGAGCCCGCCCCGCATTGCGTCTCAGGGTCGCCGCCTGGGAAGATCATGCCGCCCGCGCCTCTTGCTTGCGCTTCGCCAGCGCCAGCGCCACATTCGCACAGACGCGGTCCCAGGAGCCGTTATCGTCGGGCTTCTGCCGGAACAGCCGCGCCGACTGGTAAAACCACATCGTGTCCTCGCCGGCCGCGTGCGCGTACCGCCACTGAGGCTCCGCATTGGTCAGCGCCCACACAGGAACGCCCAGCGCCCCGCAGAGATCGACCGTGCTGTTCGTGGCCGTGATGACCAGATCAAGCGAGCTCACCAGCGCGGCCATGTCGTCCATCTCAGCGCCCTTCTTGGTCGCCCAGTAGGGATTGAGCACCCGCACGCCATCGGCCTCGGCAAGCTCAAGCTCCGCATCGCGCGGGTCATATTCAAGGTTCACCCAGGTCACGTCCTGATGCTGGCCGAACAGGAAGCGCCGCACCGTATCGAACGGGATGGAGCGCTTCTTGCGCCCCGTCTCCCACGTTCCGCCGGTCCAGCTTATGCCCACCCGCAACGGGCGCGGGATGGCGCGGAACTGATGCCCCGCCTCGGCCCGCAGCCACGCATCCCAGGCCGCACAGCGCGACTTGCTGGCCTGTAGGTACGCGCCACGGCGGAACGGCTCTTGCCCGTATATCCGCCCCAGCCCGCCCATCTCGATATGGTAGTCCGCCTTCTCGTCCAGCGGCCATTCAAGCACCGGCTGCAACAGCGTCCCGTACACGGTCGCGGCCGGGAACGAACGCTGAAACAGCGGCGCATTGCGCGGATTGCAATCGATCACGCCGTCGAAGTCGGCCGGCAGCATCGACATGAACATGATCTCGTCGCCCACGCCTTGCTCGCCGTGAACGATGACCTTCCCCGCCTTCTGCCCGTCCCAGCGCGGCAAGCCATAGTGGCGGTCGGTCATCGGCCGCGATGGCGTCCCCGCCGACTTGTCGTAGTCCTCCCACGCCTCGGACCAGCGGCCCAAGGCGAACAGGGCGAACGAACGGTTATAGCTCGCATCCGAGGCCGACGACTTCGCCGCCCATTCCAGCGCCTCGGCGTGGCGGCCCAGCGTGCTCGCCACGTTGCACAGGTTGTCATAGCTCAAGGCGTCGTAGCCGTGCTCGATCGCCTTCAGCAGCGCCTTGTACGCCCGGTCAGGGTGATAGCCCTGGAGGCAGTACGCAATGTTGTTCCAGATCACGCCCAGCTTGTGGTCGTCGCCTTTGGTCAGCGAGCGGGCCACGTTGAGCAACTGGCAGGCAATGCCCTTCTGGTCGCCCCGCAGCAACGCCGTGCCGGCCACGAACAAGGCCGCGTCGTTCTCCGGGTTGCGCATCAGCAACTCATCGGCCGCCGTCAACGCGCGGATGTTGTCGCCCATCTCGAGCGCGCGATGCGCCTCAAGCAGGAGCTTTTCGTCCTCGGTCAGAATCTTGGTCACAGGTTCTTCGGCGTCGTCTTGAATTTGTAATAGTCCGACGATTGCAGCCGACGCCACATGAACGTCTGCCAGTCATCGTTGGGGTCAAGGTAGGATCGCACGCGATCAGCGCGCGGGCGGCCAAGGTTGAACTCCTTGAGCCAGCCCTGAAGCATGGTCAGCGGAACCGTCGCGACATGCCACATGGTGTTGTCTGCCCCACGCCACGCTTGGCCGGGGTCGTTGCGCACCGCCTCGTTCGCGTCGAGCACTTGCTGCACGTTCTCTGTGCGGCGGATCAGCAGCGAACCGGTCGTGTCGTCGTAGTCCATCTCTTCGATGGCGCCCGACAGCGGGTCAATGTCGAGCAGAACGCTCATACCGCCACCGCCGCGCCCTTGGCGATCAGTTCACGCGCGCGATGCGCCTTCAGCGTCACCGCAACGCCTGGCTCCACGTCCTGCGGCGCGGCCAGCGCGTCGCCGCTGGGGTTCCAGAACGCATCGCCGTTCAGGTGCTTCCGCTGAAACAGCTTCACCGTCATGTACGGCGCTTCCTGTGCAGGCGCTTCCGCCTTCGGCTCAGCCTTCGCCCGCTTGGCGCGGGGGATTTCCAGTTCGTCGTCCAAATCGCTCACTTCACGTGGCTCCATCGTTTCGCGTACAGCACCTGCTTCGCCACCCCAATGGTGACGCCATGCCGCGCGGCGCGCTCTTTGATCGTGCCTTCCTTGTCCGCCTTGAAGGCGGCAATTTGTTCTTCTGTATGCTTGGCCTTCGGGCGCTTTGAGCCGGGCGGACTGTACACGCGCCGGCGGCCCTTCTTGTCCATGTCAGCCACGTTTTCTTTCTGCGTACCCAATCGCAGGTGCGCGGGGTTACAGCACAAGCGATTGTCGCAAGTGTGCATTATGACGCCACCGTGGCCCTTGCCTTTGCGCGGCGGAATGGGGCCGTTCTCCAGCTCCCATACTGCACGATGCGCAAGAACCATTCTGCCCCTGCGAGTGCCCGTGCCTATCCAGCCGTAGCCACTTTGTTTGCACGGCGCCTTCCACTCCCAGCATTCGTCTGGGCCGCGCACATCAATCTTACCCCACAGGCGCGCCTCGAACGGAGAGCGCGCGCGCGGGCCGTCTTTCGTCACCCCCGTTCTGTAGCGGCGCATGTAGTGCCTATTGCATAGGCCATCGGCCCACACGACACCGCCACAGTCCGGTTCGTAGCAATTCCGGTTCTTGGACATCTTGTACTCCTTGGGACCGACCATAAGCCGATCCCAAGGTATTTACAAGTTCTAAGAAGTCCGGAGATCCCCATGTTTCCCTGACGCCGCCTCGTTTTTCGAGCACAGCGTCCATTCACACAGCATTTGCCGCTTTTCCGCGTCGCCGGTCTTGGCGATCTCTTGGATGAAGAACGGCCGCAGGTAGTGGATCGACCAGTATTCCCAGTCGATCAGCAGCGCCGTGCGGTCCCGCGAAAAGCGGTTAGGCACGACCTGCAGCTTGCCGAAGTCCGAGAGATAAATCTTTCTGTTACCTCCGCCCTTGCGGGCGGCGTGCCGGTCATTTCTAGTTCTGCCGGCCTCCTACGGTTTCCCGTAGGGTCGGACCATATCTTCACCCGATTACGTTCGGGGCCCTACATATGGCCTCTGAGGATTTTGCCGCCTTGTGCGTCCGGATTGAGCTTACAAGCTCCACCTCCGCACGGGTGTATCCGTCTCGCTGAATACGTCCGCGAGCGTCCCGCTTAATCAGGTGTTTGTCCCGACTAGCGAAGAACTCCAGCACGACCTCTGCACTGCGCCGCTTCTGATCTGACCTCAGATAGGGGAGCAATTGCTCCAGGACCGGCCTACACCCAACGCCGTCAACCCGGATCGTGATGCAGGGCTTGTTAGTCCCTTTGCTTTTGCAGATGCGTGGCTTGCCGAACCTGGCGTCTTTGGTCGCCATGTCCAGCCACTCTTGCGAGTGCTTTAGCACCCCCGCATCGGAATTAGTGATGCAGAGGAATGGAGTGATACGAATTAGGCCGCTGGGCATCGTATAGACCTGAAAGGATATACACCCTTCCCCGTCCAAGATACCTGCAAACCAGGCTGTCAATCTTTCCTGCTGATTGCCCATTGTTCCATCCTGCGGGATTGTCACCATAATCAGAGTTGTACACTGATTTGGTACCCGAGGCTTTAGGGGTTTCCAGCATATAGTAAGGTTTTAGGCGAACATTTATCAGGCCGCGAGGGCCCACTCTTGCTTATCCGCCGCGGCGACGATGGCGAGCGATCCAGGGTTAGCCGGATTGTTGCCAAAGTCGCTGTACTTGGTCGTGATGCCGCTGAACGCCGACACCGCCCGCTTGTTCCACGGACCCACCATCAGCGTTGACGGTTGGCCGCCCGCCGCCCAGCAAAGGGCGATGACCGACTTCAACCGCGCTTCGGTGAAGGTCACGAGGTTGGACGATGAGCCGTCAGTGGCCGCCGTGACCGTGCCTGCAGCGGTGTACCCGCCGTCCGCACCGTCCGTGGCGCCCGCCGTGCCGCCGTAGAGCCCGTTCGTGGTGATCCACGCTTCGAAGCCCGCCGAGCGGCGGCCAGTCGTTGCCGCAGTACCCGCAGACGACGCGTTGTTGCCCGTCATCTGCTTTTCCATATCGCGCTTCATCTCTTTCGAGCGCTTCGCGATTTGGTACGCCAGTTCCTTCTCGCGGCCGGCGGTCGTCACTGCGTTAGCAGTACCGGACACGATGATGGCCTTGGCGTTGATCTGGCAGTAGTTCCGCAGGCGAGAGGTTGGCGTTGCCGTGAGCGCAACCGCGTCCTCGCCTTCATACGCGAACGACCCGACCACCGTTGCCGATGCCAGGGCGTCCTTTTGCCATTCGATGAAACGGTTCTTGGCCGGCGCACCGCGGCGGCAAGTCGTCATAAACGGCGTTTCAGTCAGTTTGTTACCGCGAAGGCTCTTTATCCCTCGCTTCAACCGGTTTCCCGGCTGCTCAGACTATATCACCCGTTTCTGGTGCGGCGCTCGTGGAGGCGTTACTGCCTTGGGCGCTTTTGCCTCCCGATCCTGCCCGCCTTCACATTGAAGCTTGACGCACATGATTTGGAGCAAAAGAGGTTCTGACCGACCGCGCTGCTCGCTCGTCGTGAAACGAACGCGCCGCACTTCCGGCAGGGACCTTCAACGCGCCTGTAGGCTCGTCCTCTAGTCGTTACACCTTCCCGGACCTTTCGGTCTGGGCTTGGCTCGGGATTCCCACCACCCAATTCGTGCTGAGGGTTCCCCGAATTCACCGCATTTGCATTTGACGCAGAGTGTATCGCCCAATGACAGCGAGCGCAGAGCGTGAGCCCATTGCTGACCTGCCAGCGAAGTTCCGGGTGATCCTTGTACGGTTTGACGTGGTGAGCATGAAGCTCCACGCCAACCGCACCGCAGGTCCGGCACGTCGCCTTGTCCCGGCTAATGACCTGAGCCGCCCAAGCCGCTTGTTGGTTGGGTCGCTTCCGGTTTCCGCCAGTCCAATTTGGGTGTTGTTCACCTGAGTACCTGAAGCCGTGCTCGTCCGCACACGCCTTGGTGCAAAACTTGCGCTTCCGAAAGGTGGAGATCGGTTCCCCGCTCCATTCCATCGTGACGCCGCACCCTTGGCACTTCTTTGAGCGCTTGCCGCCAGTCCAGCGGGGGTTGGCCTCCCCCCGGTAATTGATCCGGCGCCAGTCGCCTCGGCACTCATAGCTACAGAACTTCGCCGTCGCCGCCCGATAAGGCAAAACGTCAAAGCCCTTGCCACACTGCACGCACTTGATTTCCATGCGTGCAATGTACGTTATTGTTCCTCTACGTCAATGGCCCTACTGATTAAGGCGAAATATCATAGATCGCGTCCGAGAGGTCTTCCCGGATACCGATCTGCTCGTAAGTGCTATAGGTCGTGCTGACCATTTTGGCGTCCCTTTCAGGAGCGCCGGGGTTGTTACTTCCGGCGCTGTGAGGCGCCAGCTCTCTGGAGGTAATTCGCGAACGCGTCCTCCGATCCCGATTTCTTCAACTCAGCCCGTGCTTCGCTGACGAACCGGCCATTGCCGGTGTCTCTCGGCGGCAGCTTGCCTTGAACAAGCTTGGCCGCCTTCTCTTGTACCGCCTTGCGCACTTCCGGCGCCTTCTGCACGGCCTTCGCCATGTTGGCGAGGTCGTTCATCATGCGCCAAGCCTTCACGTCCACGATGTCGTCCAAGTCTTCCTTGGTGACGCCGTAACGCTTCGACAGAATGTCCAGAATCTCGCCCTTGCGCGCCTCGCGCACCTCGGGCTTGTCCCAGCCAGATATAAAGCGCGCCGTCTTGGCGTGCTCCCGGCGTTCGAACTCTGCCTTTTCGTATTGGGTGCTCAGTGCAACGCCTTTCTCCGCTTCCTTCAGCTTCTCCACCACCTGTTCGCGGTAGGCTTTGTAGCTGTCGTAGTAGATTTTGGCGTTGTGATAGCCCTCGGGATCGTAGTACCCGCTATTTCGGTCGAGCATGATCTTGTCAGGCTCTTGCGGAAGATAAGCGTCCATCGCCGCCAATGTCACGCGGGCGTTTTGCGCCACGACATCGAACACCGACTTTGTCTCTCTCAACAAGGCATCCTGCTTGACGTATGCCTCTTCCTCGACGCGGGTAACCGCTGTCGCAATATCCCCCTGAAACTGGCGATATTGCTTGATCGCTTCCACGGCCTCGGCAAGCGGAACCCGCTCCGCCTCCTTGCCTTCCTCGTCCGATGGAAGCTCGATGAATGTTGCGGGCTCCTCCCCCGCGCCGGCGTCCTCGCCGTCCCCTTCGGCCTCCTCGGCCTTAAGCGCCTCGCTGCGCTCAATCTGTTCTAGGTCAGTGGTCCCCTGCTCATCGTTGAGATCGACCTCGCCGCTCGTGTTCTCAAGCCGGTCCAACTTGGACTCGTCTTGCACGAGATTGGCCATGCCGATGCCCATGATGCGGGCCGTAGCTGCGTCCAAGCTAGCGTCCTCGCCAGCCATCTCTTGGTTCTCTGCCATTATGCCACCGCATAGGGCTTGCGCCCTTCAATCAAGTCGATGTCCTTCTGCAGCGCATCGACACGCCGGCCCTCGTGTTCGATCGTCCGTCTCACATGCCTAGCCGTCTCCACAGCCACCTGCAGGCGATACCGCACGCCGTCATCCTCAGGCCCACACTTGAGCAGCCGGTCCACCAGCTCCCGCTCAAAATCATCCCACGCACGGCCCCACACGTCCGTGGTGGACATGTGCCGCGCGTCCGCTGCCGCAGCGAGCGCATCGCTCAGCCGCGCTAGTCTCTCATTCATGACGCCCGCCGCTTCTGCATCAACTCGACGGCCATCGCCGCCAAGCGCCGCTTGCGCTCCATGAACAGCTCGAGGACGAGCGCATCGTCCTCTTCAATCTCCGCATCCCGCAGCGCCTTGGCGCGGGCCTTGGCCTCCCGCACCGCCAGCAAGGCCGCATGGGCCTGCTCAATCGCCTCGGCGTGCTCGGCCAGAAAACGCTGCGCCGCCACCGTGGACAGCGAGGTCGCGGCCAATGTCTCGCGAAGCTCAACCACCGCCTCGGCTTGGCGGTCAGGCAGGATTTCCTCCACCACCGCCACGTCCCGCTTGGGAGCACGCAGGATGATTTCGGCCTGCTTCTCAATCGGCTTGCGCTTCTTGCCGGTAAGCGCCGCACGGATGCGGCGAACGTCCTCTTCAGTCGGCTTGCCGGCGATATGCGCAGGCAGCGACTTGCGACCACGTATCCAGTCCCAATAACGCTTGGAACCGCCGCCGCCCGAGTCAGTGCTTGTTCCAGCCGCCGCCTCGACATCGAATACCCCGATGTCAAATACGCCACCGTCGAAGACGGCCATTAGCCGCCCACTTCAGCCAAGCTCGTCGCCGGCCAGCCTTGGGTCAGGTCGATAGCCATCACTTCGCGTGATGTGGCCGCCGCCTGTATCTGCGCATCAAGCACCGCCTCGTGCGAGAAACACGCTTGGATATGGTCACGCATGGCGCTGCCCAGCGCGATCAGTTGCGCTAGGTCATAAGTGCGCCACTCGCCCGGCGCCAGCTTCCACTCCACGCTTGGCGGCGGCACCCGCGTCTGGATCGCCACCACAGCCCCGGTCAGCGCCGAGATGGCCGGCGACGCAGGCGTCACCACCCCGTCCCAAACCATCACTTGCGTCTTTTCCCAGCGTATATCCGCAAGCTTCGACAGCGCCTCGCGTTTGGTTTGGGCAAGCGGCTTGGTCGTTGCGATGTACGCCAGCGGATCGGCGTCAAACTGAGCACGCGTGACAATCTGATACGTCCCGTCCTCAGCGGTGACCACCGCACAAGGATATTCCGTCCAGCCCGCAAGCCGGGGGTCGTTCGTCGGCGCGCGTGATTTGAATTCAACGCTCATACCGCTAACCCGATCAAAATATACATGCGATTGAGTGCGCTGAGAGAGCTGAACCCCTCGCTGGCTGCGTTCGGCCACGAACCACCCGCAAACGTCTCCGCACTCGAAACGCCGATGTCTGTCGCGCCGCCCGCCGCCGTATTTGCCAAGGTGCTGCCCATCATGCGCATGAAATCAGTCGTGTTGCTTGACCCCACCATCGCTGTCCAAGCCAGCGCTGAATCTGACCAGAACGCTGCCCAGTAAATGCCCGCCGCAAGGGTCACATTTGCGCCCGTTATGTCTCCGGTAAACGTGCCCGTCGCGCCGCCGGTCAGTATATCGCCCGTCTCAGCCAACGGCGTGCCGGTCGGACGAGCCGTCGATGCATTGTTGGCGTAAATCGCCACACGGAACTTTGCGCTGGCTACAGCCGTGGTCACCCGCGCGCCCAGGTCGCTGACGGTGATCTGCCGCGCAAGCACGAAAGGAATGTAATAAATCGTATCGGCTGCAATCGCGGTGGCGCTAACAGTTTGCGACGCGCCGGATGCGAAGCCAACATTCAGGGGGTACCAATTTGCGGCGACAAATCCGGGATGAAGGATGTTCTCCACCCGGTCGTAAACCGCGTTCTTCGTCGGCACTTCCACCGACGCATTCCACGCCGAGCCATACGCCTCGTCAGGGACGCTCACATCGCCAGTGTACGTCCCGCCGCCGATGCCGATGAAGTCGGTGCCGGCCTCGAGGTCGAGGAATGCGCGCACGCCCGCTGCGGTCAGTTCCTCAACCGCACCTGTCCCCGCCGTGGTCCGGCCCAGAATGCGGTCGGCGGCCATCGTCAGCGTATGCGCCTCGTTCCAGGCATTGCTGGAAATCTTGCCGTCGCCGCTGTCGGGCTCGGCCGAGGTCGTTGTGTGGGTAAGGCTAATCGCCACTATTCAAGCTCCACCGCCTTGCCATCGCGACCGCGCTTGATCTTCGCCGGCCGCTTCATCTCCGCCAGGATGTCAGACAGAACCTTCGACGTGGACGGCTCGCCGCGGTCCTCGGCGTCCATGTCAGCCGCGTCCTTCGGATCGGCCGCAAGCTTCCGCTTGTTGCGGTAGTCGCGGTCCATCTTCTTCAGTTCGTGGTCCTTGGACGCCTCGGCCTCCTTGGCCTTGAACTCGATTTCCGCGCCCTTCAGTTCCAGTTCGCGCGCCTTCAGCTCCAGCTCCGCCGCCGTCTTCTGCCGCTCAAACTCAAGCCGCTCGGCATCCAGCGCAATCTTCTCCGCCGCCAGCGCCGCGTCGCGCTCGTCCTTGGCCGCCGTCACCGCATTGCGCTCGCGCTCGTCGATCTGCTGCTGCGCCGCAAGCTCCATGTCCTTCTGGTATTGGAGCTGCGTCTGCTTGGCCTCCATCTCCATCTTGGCGGCCTGCATCTGCATCTCGGCTTGTATCTTCGCCGCTTCCGGGTCGGGCCCAGGCTCAGGCGCCCAGCCCTCGGGCGGTTCACCGAAGAACGGATCAGCGCTGCGATAGCCTAGCGCCCGCAGCAATTCCTCAAGCGCGCGGAAGCGATGTTGCGCCGTCACCAGCGGGTTCGCCGGTCCCAGCGCCTCAATGATCTTGTCCTGCTCCATGATGACCATTTGCAGGCCCATCACCGTCTGCTCGCGGTTGCCCGTGCCCAGCCCTGTATGGATTTGCACCCGCAGATCGCTGTTCCATGTGCGCGGATCGAATTGCGCCCACTTGCCGCCCACCTTGGCCGCGCGGGGTTCGTTCTGGTTGCGGCAGACCAGCCGGTAGAGCTTGGAGAACAGCGTCATCAGGCCGCTCGCCATGTTGCGCGCGATCATCTCCTTGCGCGCCCCTCCTGCGGTCTGGAGCAGTTCGATCGCCTTGCCGCTGTGCGGGCCCTTCAGCAGAGCATCGGGGTCAAGCCCCTGCGTCTGCCGCGTGGCGCCGGTGCGGTTCTCCAGCGTGACCGACATTTGGTTGATGGCCTCAAACGCCACCTTGGACGTATCCAGCCCGCCCGTGAGCGGCATAATGGCGTCGCCTGGCGCTCCATCCACGCCGATCTTGCTGCCCGCCACCGTGCTTAGAAGCTCGTCCAGCGGCACGCGGTTCTTGTCGTATGCCTCGCGGTTCACCACCGCCTGATACACCGCGTCGAGCGCGGCCCGCGTCAGCACCGTTGAGCGGCGCTGAAGGTCAGCCACGATGTCATGCATCGACAGGCCCATGAACCGATGCGGCACGCGAATGGGCGTCCAAGACGCGAACGGCGTCTCCTCGACCTCATCGAAGTCCAGCATCAGGTCGCCGCAGCGATAGGACCGGATCAGTTCGGGATACCCGTCATCGTCCAAATCGACCCTCAAATATTCCTCGAGGATTTCCAGTTCGGTGCTGGCGTCGTTGCCATCGGCCTCAAAGTCATCGTCGTTGTCCTGGAAGCGCACAGCCCTCACGTCATCGCCGCGCCGGCCCTGGCCGTGGCCCACGCCCTTGCCGCTATACTCCCGAACCTCGTCGGCCTTCTCAGGCCACATGCGGGCGACCTCGCCGCGCATCATGCGGATCACCCGCCCGACATACCGGGCCTGGTCCAAGTCCACAGCACGGCCGTTAAACCGCATGTCCTCGGGCGGCACGGTCACGATCTCAGCCCGCGCTGGGCTCTTGGTGCGGCGCACAACCAGCGTGATGCCGCCAACCTCGGACTCTTGGTCGAAGTCCTGGCCGATGATCTCCACGCTGGGGTCAGCCATGAGCTGCTGCACCTGCATGATGTTCAAGCCGGTCAGCGTTTGCGGGGCGCGGTATTCCTTGTCGCGCCAGTACACCGCCAGATAACCGCGCCGATGCAGCAAGCCATCGAAGGCGAAGTCGTCCAGAATCTCGTAACCGCGGTTATCGGTCCAGAATATCCATTGCAGATAATCCGCCGCGTCCTTGGCGAATTGCCCATCCTCGGGGCTCGTCTCCTCAAGGAATACGACCTGCCCGCCTGAAGCGAACACCCGCATCAGATCGGGCCGTGTCCATTCGATGCACTCAAACACTTCCCGGGTGCAGACCTGGGAGCGGCCCTCTTCCTCGTCGCCGTAGGTGTCGCCGTAGTACCGCTTCAGCGCCTCGATTTGCTGTTCGGTTGTCTCCGTCTGCGCGTAGCCGAGGGCGTCCTCCTCCTCGCCCTTGAGCATACGGACGAGCTTGGCCTCCGCTTCACCGCGATCAGGTTCGCGGGGCTCGTATGCGACAGCCATCAGGTGAGCGCCTTCGCCAATTCGATTGCCTTCTCTTTGAGCTTTTCAACGAGCTCATACTTAACGAGCTCATACCCGTGCACATCAGAAAGCGTGCGGCGGTACGCCAGCAAGTCGTTCTGTATGCGTAAGCCGACCTCGCGCGGCTCAACGCCCAAGCGCTCCGCTTCAGCCCTGATCGCCATGGTCTGAGCAAGCACGTCAGCCAAGTCCTCGCGGATAGCCGGCGTCATGCCATCGTCCCGTAGCGCGGGCGCGGGGCGGGCTGCGGCTGAGCAGCCTTCGGCATACCCAGCGCCAGATAACGGAATGCATCCGCCCCGTGGCTCGCCCAATTGTGTAACGGTTTCAATCTGAACGCCTTCGTCTTGTCGTCGAACTCGCGGCAATAGTTCCGCAGCGCATCCACGCCGCGCTTGGTCGCGGCCCTGTCAAACCAGCACCGGGGCAACAGCATCCGAACGGCGTTGATGCCGTCCTCAACCCGCTGCGCCGGTACAATCTTCACATTGCCCAGCCCCAGGCTCTTAAGCGTTTCGGTTCGGGTCTTGCCCGTCCCCAGCTCCTTGGCCTCGGCATCGTGCGGCAGGATATGCCCGCCCCACACATACGAGCGCTTGTTCAGTTCGCTGACGTAGTAGTCCAGCGCCTCGCCGCTCGCCTCAATGTAGTCGATCAGGTGAATCTCACGCCCGACGAACTGCGCCAGCCATATCGCTGTGCTGTCATCGATGCCCAAGTCCCACGCCGTCCAGACCGGGACAGCCCGGTCATACGGCACGCCCGTCATGCGCCCCTGCGCATCGAGCGCGTTCATGTCCTTGCCGTAGTACGCCCCGACCAGCGCGGCCGTGAAGTCGCACTCAAATTCCTGATTGTACTGGTCGGGCGTCATTTCCCGACGCGCCGCTTCCAACTCGGCCGGCGCAATCAGCATGGTCTGGCTCGCCTTGAGCGTCAGGTGGAACCACTCCGGGTCATCCTTGCTGCGCTCGTTCACTTCCCGGAAGTGATTGTCCCCCTTCGGCGTACCGATGAAGGTCGCCGTCCCCTGGCGATCGGCCAAGGCGGGGCGGATGACCTCGGACCATGCCCGCGGGTCCATGTCGCCATACTCGTCAAGCGTCACGTCATCGAGGTAGATGCCCCGCAACCGGTCGTAATTGTCCGCGCCATAGAGGCGAAGGCGAGCCCCGTTCGGATAATCAACCCGCAGTTCGCTCTCATTGAAGGCCACGCCAGGTATGGGCGAGGCGTATTTCTTCATATAGTCCCAGGCCACGTCCTTGGCTTGGGCGTAGTACGGGGCGACGTAAGCCGCCCGGTAGTCGGGGCGTTCTGTGGTCAGCGCCCGCTTCTGCATATCGTTCAGCGTGGCGACGGTCTTACCCGCGCGCCGATGGCAGACCAGGCAGCTAAAGCGCTGCCGACGATTGTGGTAGGACCGAAACTGGAGCCGCGGCGCATAAGGGATTATGACCCTTCGGTCGTATCCGTCAGCCATCCGATCCCGACAGAGCCGCTAAGCTTCTGCTCTTGCTTTTCCGCCCAGCCAGCGCGGGCCTGTAGGTAGAACTTCGCAGCGTTCACAGCGTCGGGGCGATCGCTCAGCGCCTTATCGACCAGGGCATTCGCCACCCGCGCCGCGACCACATCCTGACCGTGGGCCAGTTCGTTGGCGTAATGTTTGCGCAGGGTCACGTCTGACACGCCCACGGCCTCGGCAATCACGTCATGCTTGATGCCGCACGCCACCATGATTTCCACGGTCTTCCGGGTAAGGTCGGTTGGCTCATGCTCTGGCCTCCCGCGCGTGCGCGAAGGCAAGTTATTGCCCCCGCCGTATCGGCTCGCCCGTGGCCGGCTCGCTGTTCCGGTAGCTGTCACTGAGTGACGGCACGGGGCCAGCGTCTAGCGAATGGTTCACGCGCTGGGTCGCTGTGTTCAATATCACAGCGTCCTTCATGATCCAGTATGTGCCCGCGATCAGGGCGGCGCTGATGCCCATGCCGAACACCACGCCCAGGATGCCGCCTTCGCGGAATGCCGCCTTGCCGATCAATTTGCCCACGCGCTTGATCTCAGCTTCATGCGCCTTGGCTTGGCCCTCAAGCTGGCCTGCGTGCTGGCCCTCGAGCCGCGCCAGCGCTTCGGCCTGGTCGCGGCGCTCGGCTTCGCGGCCTGCTTTGATGGCGGCCGCGCGTATGCCGTCCTCGCGTTGCTTCAGGCGGGCGCGGGCCAACTCTGCTGCGGCCAGCGGGGTGACGGCGGGGTCAGTCATCAGTTCATGACCTCGCCGCTTGTCTGCCACTCGATCGCTTCACACGCCATTTCGGTGGCGACACAGAGCGCGACCAGCATCAGGTCAACGGCGGTCCAGCCCTGTTCGTGAGCCCATTGTTTCAGGCTCTCGGCCATCTCTAAGGACGCGGCGTCGGCGGGCTCGCAGTAGAGAGACATTATGGGTAAAGCCTTACATTGTCGGCATCGACCAGCGCGGCGAGAACAGTCTCCATCGCCTTGATATGCCGGGCGGCTTCATCGTCGGTCGCGGTCGCAGGGTGTTTCCCGGTTAGCGCCTCAAAGTACACCATTGCCAATTCCGGGACACTCACCCGCTCGACCGGCCACAGGCCATCGACCTGCCTAATCTTGGCGCCCTCAACGAGGCCGCGGCTCACAGCCCAGCCTCCACCATCCAGCGGCGATAGCCCTCACGAAGCCACTCGTTTTTGACCTCTGGCTTGATCTTGCACAACCCCATACGGTTCGCCTTGCCAATGATGGAGCACGTCCGAGCCGGGAGGCCGCCCCATAGCGTGCGGAGGGTTTCTTCCTCCTCAGGCGTCCACTTCAAAATGAGCCCTGCCCGTTGCTGAAGATCGTGGTCTGATCCTGGGGCGTGGTGGCGCGTTCGAAGGCTTCGGTCACGCGGGCGTCGAACGCCTCGCCTGCGCTGGGTTCCTCGGCCTGGCGCAAGCCCTTGGCGAGCGCGGCCGCCTTGGCGGTTTCGAACTCCTCACTGAGCGCTTCGAAGCGTTGCAGCGTGTTGGCTTGCGTCGCCTTGGCCCGCTCAAGAGCCGCCTCGGCATTCTCGACGGCCACGGTGTTGGCCTTCAGGTCCGAGGCGCACTCGCTGATCAGCGCGCCCAGTTCTGGCAATGATCTCATTGTGACATTCCTCGCATATACAGCTCCAGCCCCGCCCTGGTGGGGTTCGGGGCCACGTCCTTGGCCGCCGGTCGGATTGAATCACCGGCGGGCGTTGGGCGGACGGGGCTGGAAAGGGTATCAGGCGGCCCGAGCGTGAGGGCCTTGCGTCGAGAGCGTTGAGGGGATGAACCCCGCGCCGGGTCGCCTGAAACGGAAATGGGGCCGGCGTTGGACCTGCCGGCCCCGCGTGCCTTTGGAACCACCTGGGAGGTGGGCGCACGAATGGAAACTAGTGTTTTGGTGCCCTGATTTGGTAAGTGCCGTCAATACC